GTTTGTTGTAAGCCCTGTGAGTTGCCGTAAGCACCCATACCACCTTGACCAGCACGATAAGCAAGATTTGACGCATCATTAAGTTGTTGTGAGGTCTGCATGTTAGCAACATCGCCCATAGCCTGAGCTTGCATTGGCGTAAACGCCGCAGTACGCTGTCCTGAGTACGGAGTATAAGGCGCGCTTGTAAGCGCATCCATCTTACCTAAACTTTTTTCTACGTATGGGCGTGCGTATTCTGGAATCGAGGTGTTATTAACTTGCTGTTGAGCAGGTTGGCTTTGACCACCCCCAGCTTGAGGCATAATACGACCGTTAAAGCCACGTTGAAATGCCCGTGCGGGCAACATACCATCTACGTCATAAATCATAAGAGCACCTCAAGAATTCTGTATTTGTCTTTAAACCCAAAGCGGGATAACAACTTAGCAACTGAGTCACGTGCAGCACACTCAACAGACGTAGCGCCATTAGCGCGGCAAATGTTTTCTAACTGCTTAAACGTATCTTCATCAATAATGAACTTGCCACCGGTATTTGTAACGAACGCAACACGATGATTGGCTCGATTTTGAAACTCTACTGTCATAGCACCGTGAATCTTTTGTTTATCATCCGTTGCAACTATTAATAACCACTGCCCAGTTAACAAACTCATTTTTATCTGACTAATGGTGTATTCACCTCGCGCATGCTCTAACGACGCTTGTAAGTAAGACTCAACTAAAGGCCAAGTCTGTGCGGCGTACTTTAAGGGCACATGCTGTATTTTCATGCGGGTAAGTACTTTGATGCTTTAGAATCTACGGCTACTCGCCCTTTACCAATAGACTTACTACGCCCTTTCTGCACTCTATTCATCATGGCATATAAACGTTTAGCACCAGCATCAGTAGAGCCATTTCCCAATTCTGAAACAATTCTCGATGGTAAAACAAATTCTCCGTCTGCAAGTCTAGCAGGTTGCTTGGTACCAATTTGGGCGGGTATATTATCACTGACGCCATCGCCCGGTCCTTTTAATAACTGCCCCCCATCTGAGTAGCCACCTAAAGAAGATATACCACCTTGGGCGTACTCTTTAATAGCGCCACCGTTTGCGTTGTTATTATTACCCCCGTTAAAGTTTCCGCCTCCATCGTACAAGCCGCTATAACTTGAACTGTCAGATACTAGCTCTTCGACGGCGGGAGTTGTTTTCTTCCCTTCAGTAAATTTGCCTGTCACTGGGTCAAAATAATAACCACCTAAACTCTCGTAATCTTCTGGCATTGGAGTCGCGACCCTAGGTGGTGGTGCAACATATCCAGCAGAACCGGGTACTTGGTTTGGGCCGGGGCGAGCATTAACGTTGTATTGTTGATTAGCACGTTCCATTAACTGCGCGTTATACGCAGCAACAGCAGGGTCAGCAGTTCTAATAGGTCGAGTGTAACGGTCTACGTCACCGCCATCAGCAAGCGCAATAATTCCACCATTAGCTTTGCCGTAAGAACCAGCAGGAGTTACCGTGCCGGGATTAAATTGTTGAGTTTTAAAATAAGCCTCACCGGGATTGCCGAATAATGGGTTAGCTTCTTGTTCAAAAGAATATTCACGAATATTACCAAGGTCTTGATCGTCAGAAGATTCAGGTTGAGCTGCGCCCCCTAGTACGCCACCTGCTAGACCACCCATTAACGGGTATTGATATTGAGACAGCAACCCAGAAATACCACCCGCACCAGCGACACCGCTTGTGACACCGGATGCTAAAGGGGCTGCAACTGATGTCCCCGCTGAAACTGGGAATGCTAGTGCACCCGCGCCACCCGCTGTTGAACCTATACCCGAGGCGGTTGCCCCGCTGTAAAGACCACTACTTCCTATCGCATTAGCGGCAGCTATTGGAGTGGAGGCAGCTGTACCAGAAGCAACCCCAGTACCCACGCCCGCACCCGCGCCAGCAACGGCAGGCATAAACGCTCCACCTAGCGCACCACCAGCGCCACCTATCAAAGCACCTTTAAGAATGTCTCCACCCTGTAAGGCGGCGATACCGCCACCCAATGCTGCGCCGATTGCAAGACCAGTTAAAATAGGCATAGTTACGCACCTTCCATAATTTCAGGCGACTCTAGACCAGTGCCGCGCAGGTTGTGTAAACAGATAAAAACAACATCGTCAGTAAGTGCTCTGAACGCATGGGGTTTACCCGCAGAAATCTTAATAATCGCTGGGGCTACATAAACACCTAATAACGCACCAGCCTGCCATGCTTCAACAGTTCCTCGTGAAACTAAAGTCATATGATCATGTACATGTACATGTTGCGCCGCAATACTCTCGGATTTTTCCATAGCGTATGCGCGTACCCAGATATCATCTACTTCCGCAAACTCCAAATATGGATGGTCTACAGACGAGTATTTAGGGTCTTTTTTGAGGGCCTCAATATTCATAATTTTTCAGGGTCTCGTAAGTAAGCCAATCGTAACATTTTCAGGGGTTTACAGCAATAATTCATAGTATGTTTTGGTCACACTTTTACCTTTAAGGCATTACCCGCCGATGTATCATAATATAAATCACCTACACGTAAATTAGCTAGGTCTGCTTGTGTTGGTAGGCTTATGGTTTGAACGCCGTTAAGTAATGTACTGAAGTTCAATGCAGAAATAATTCTAGCGTTAGTTTTCTGTGTAGACATAACGGAAGGACCGGGGTTGTCTAGTTGTGCAAAATACAGGCGCAAAACGTTATTAAGCTGATCTTGATATCGAGAACTATATTCTGCCGGTGCCGTGGGCAGGTTAGGCGAAGTTGTTGTTCCTGTGCTCATATCTAGATTACCTCGATCCATCAGGTTTAACATCAATTCTAATGTCGCCCAACTGCCACGCAACCCCTAGACCAGTAGACTCAACCCGTAGTGCCATCTGTCGCCCACGAAGTCTTGTATTCACCTGCCCATCAAATTCTTGGATATTGTATTGTCTACCGCCCGTGTAATTATCTTTACTGGCAATAGTAGGTGTATCCGCAGGGCTGTAGGGCGCACCCGCATTACGTCTCGGTTTAAGTGTCATTGTGACCGCGGGTTTGTCCACATTTGAGCCTGTAAAATTAATATCGGGTAGCATGCGCCATACAAAAACAAACTTATCCCCGTCCCCAATATCAAAGTCGGCAGACTGAATGAAGGCAGTAACTGCTACGGGAAACTCGCCCTCTACGTCGTCTGTTCCTAACTCTTGGTAAATAATACGGTTCTCATAATTAGTCGCCATAGGGTATTCCCTAAGTGACGAGTCTAGCCACGCAGTGCGGGCAAGGGAGCCATAGTACCAAATGTTTTCAGCGTAGTTAAACACAACATATTTATTAATCGTTGTAGACTGACCCGAACAATAAAACCACCATATCTCGTTATATCCTTCATTAGTGCCCGCAAATACTTGGTAACCTTGGTCTTTGTTAATATCAGAAAATATATACTGGCGTAAGGCACATTGAAGTGTTTCGGTTCTACCAGAATAAATATAGAACTTATCAATACCCATCCAGTAGGTGATATTGTTTGCCGTAATCATGGCATTGGGCGATATTACTGAGATGTTACTCGCCAGCATGGTAAAACCCCAAACGAATGGTGGGCCTAAGTACTGTGCTGAATACAACGCCGAATCAGTCCAAATTAGCGTCTCTTGGCGGGTTGTATCTGAACTAACAATATAGGAGCCATTCGAGAGCCTAAACTCTCCTGACTGATTGGTAATAGCTGGCACCCACTCATACACATTTTCTTGGTCTGACCACCGAACAAGCATAGGGTCAAATGCCGTGTTAGCATCTGTTGGGTCATAGGGGTTAGCCCCCATAGCCATTGCAAAGCGTTCAGTAGGAGAACTTGTAATCTCATTAGTCGTATGGGGCACAAAGGTGCCATCGAACCCAGCGGCTGTGGACAGGTCGTTTAAAAGCTTTGCCCGTACAGTGAGCCCGGTAGTTGCATCCCAGTAATATATGGAGCCTTCACGGGGGTTAAGGAGCAAGTCCTCACCATAATTGTCCGCCGCCCATAAGCGTAATTGCTGATCAACACCTAGTAAACCGGGGT